AGCGGCAGTTCTAGCCAAACCATTAGGCGATATTTTGCTGAAGGTGATCAAGCCTCTTGTCAAAAAGACGATCAAGAAGATTAAGGAGAAGCTTGGGAAGAAGACTGTTGTTGAGTCAGCTTGGCAGCGTCGGAAGTTTCAGCGTTCTTTGAAGAAGTAGGGATTGAATGTGTGTGGGGCGGCAAGACACCAGGCGGATTAACTAAGACGACATCGGCACAGATCTTGCTGTAGGGCGACCTGCGGTGAAAACTGATGCCCTTTTGCATTAGTTCAGCGCAATTTTTAAGTCTTGCAAGCTCGTAGTTAAGCCTTTTATCAGCCAAGGCTGCTTCCATCAACTCGACTTGCTTTTCTGCTGCTTTGCGGCAAGTGCGGATATGACTGCGATCTAGTGGGATTGAGATCTGTGCAGTGATGCCGCCATTGACTGAGAAATTTGTCTTCTGCCCTGTCCTTACTGGTTTTCTGAAAAGCACGCGACCAGGATTGTCTGGTCTGCCATCTGGAACGGGATTGCCTTCTGGATCAAACGCACCAGTAATGTCAAGCGTGTCATAGACAGGCTCGTTGTAATAGCGTTCATACGGATCAGACCAGCCAGTGGTTGAACTAAGAAAAGGGTTAATCGTCAAGCTTGCCCCTTGGCAGCTAACGCCGTTAATCACAGAGCTAAAAGTGCTGCTCGGGACCACCTGCACGGATTGATTCGTCACTGAGCCCGAACTATTCGCAACGGGGGCTGCTGTACTACTAACCTGAGCATTTACCGGCCCAGTGAATAACAGCAAAGCTGCTAGGACACGCTTCATTGGGTAAAGGTGCTGGTGGTTTCTGTAAGTGATTCGATGTCAGTCTCTCTATTTATGATCGTGTGATTTGTAAGCCCTGGTCCAGAAAGAGTCTCAACTATGGAGAAAGCAGCGCCTGGCTTAACGATGCTCCATGTTGGTCTAGATGCAGGATCAAGTCCAGTCCACTTGCTTGAAACACCGTTCAATGTATTGGTGGTAGTCGTCAAGCTTTGTGGAGCAAGCCCGCCAGAAGGCTGAATATTTGTGCCGCTAGCTGTGTATTCATAACCCGTGCGATATTCGTAAGAGTTAATGACTTCAATAACCTTTGATGTTGTCTTTGTTGTGCTGGAAAGTGTTCCTTGCTGAAAGTTAGGAACGATTGGTACGGCTGCCGCTGGGGCAGCCAAAAGCAACAACAGCAGGATTTTCACTTGATAGTTAGCTCCTGAATAACTTGGCCAATTGCCGTAGTGCCAGCACCACCAGCCGTAATTGCTAATGCACCATCTGTAGCAATTGTCCCCGCCAGAGTGCCTGCTACACCGCCTGCAGTTGTTGTTGTGTTTCCAAATATAGGTAGTGCTGGAACGACACCTGCCGTAACAGTTGTTGAAAGTACGGCCGGAACGTCATCACCTTCTATGTACGACTCTGAATACGAAAAGCTGTCACCAGCAGTAGTAATACTGTAAGCACCAGGAGTGTACCCAAGAGCAGTCCCGGAAGTAAGTGTCCCCAGCACAGGAGGAGTAC